ATCTTAAGTTCTATGCAGGTACAGATGCATTCCAAGGTATCGTTAAGAATAACGGTACACTTGCAGATGCAGTAGCAGAAGCATTCGCTACTCGTACAGCAGGAACACCAGCAAACCGTCAAGATTACCTTGATGGAAATGCACAAACATTTGGTAACTCACGCACAACTCGTGTACTAGGTGTAGATGTTCTTGAAGTTCCTTACTACCCTGCAGGTTATGTAGATCTTACATTCCCAGCAAACCGTGTATGGGGATTCCAGAGAGACATCACTGTAAACCGTGAATACAAGCCAAAGAAGGACACAATTGAATACACAGTATTCGTCCGTTTTGGTATTCAATGGGAAGAATTAGACGCTGTATCTTATGCAGATGCAGATTCAACTGATTCGTAATCATTGACCACCCAGATTGAGGGAGGATGGATTAATTTCTGTCCTCCCTTAGTCATATTCTGGTATAATTACAAATGAACGTAGGAGATCATATGACGATTGAAGAATTAGCAAAAAAGACCGTAATGGAACTAAAATCTTATGCTAAGAAAAATGACATTGATCTATTTGGGGTATCTACTAAATTAGAAATTTTAGAAGTAATTGCAAGTTTTATTCCAAGTGGATTAACAAATAATGTTAAAGAAGAAAAGGCACCAATTGAAAAGGTAGCACTTTATTCAGACAGGAATATCTATTGGGGTGGACTTGGAGAGTTAAAGGTGGGTTACAACATAGTCTCAAAGGAGGCATCGGAACAGTGGATTACTCGTAAGGCAGTCAGAATTGCACAGCCTGAAGAAGTAGCCTCATACTACGGTAAATAATTATGTCAGTCATTCTTCGCACACCACCATACCCACTTTCTGTAACCTATACAGTTCCAGATGAGTCAGCAGACTATATTATTGTTATTGAAGATGTTCCAGAACAAACAGAACTTGAAGTGTTTGTTAGCGGAGAGTCTGGACTTACATCTTCTTCAGAAGGAAAAATTACATATGAGTTATCGGGAGACTTTGTAAAATATGATAAGTCTTATGCTTTAACAGTATATGAAGATATTGATGGGGAACGTGGAGATATTGTCATTGAAGATAACCTACAAATTGAACGCCCATATGTTGATCCAGTTGCTATAGCGGCATCATACAATGAAACAACTGCAACAGGAATTGCAAAATTTAAAGAATATGAATCAATGGCAAGAGCAATTATTGATACAATAGTTGATGGATTCTATTACAATCGTAAATTTTTAGAGGTTGTTGGACAAGAAACAGACTACATTCCACTTTGGGATAGAACACATAAAATTTTAAAGGCATACGAGAATGCAGAACTGGTATACAATATAGATGATCCAGAAGGTCCAGCACTTGCAGACTTTAACTATATTATTACAAAAGATAAAACGGCAATTACAAAAGACCCAGTTGAAGTAACAGATTCACTAAATAGAGCAGAACGACGCCCATCAAGAATTCCTTTGGCAGTTTCTGATTCATATGCAATTTTTGATACAGAAGACAGTGGAAACACACAAACAATTACTCCTGGCGTAGGATTCCGACAAGGAACAGACTACATTTTCTTAGTAGAGACTGGATATAAAGTTGTTCCAATTGATATTCAAGATGCTACAAAAATGTTAATTGATGATATTAAATGTGGAAAATTAGATTATTATAAGAGATACGTAAAGAACTACAGCACTGATCAATTTAAAATTGAATACGATAAAAGAATGATTGAGGGTACTGGAAATATTATTGTAGACAAAATTTTGTCTAAATATGTTAATAATATTGTTCGTCCTGGAGTGTTGTAATGACGTCATGCGATACTACAGACTTCATGTATCCAATGAAGGCAGATATTTACTTTCCAATTCTTGCACAAGGTGACTATGGACAACCTAAAAAAGACTGGGTATACGACAGAACAATCATATGTAATGCAACCCCAGTAGGTGGAGCAGGAACTGAAGACATAAAGCCAGAATCATTTTTACAGTATGAAAATAAACTAATTGCAAGGGTAAGCAGTGATCCACGACTATCATCTAATAACTCATACAATGCAATAACTAACATATTGATTACAAATATCAGAACAGCAAATGATTCAGTTATATATAAAGAAACTGCAGGGTCTAGATCTGGCAGAGGAACTATTTATGAAGTGGCAACAGTAGAGCCATTTACTGGACCATTTGGAAATATAGAATATTATAAGATGTTATGGCGTAGAACTGAGAACCAAACGGTAGGCGACTAATGATAGTAAACATGGATACTAAAATGTTTGCTGCTCAAATGAATAATATTGTAAACTATTCTTTTGGTTTTTTAGAGGGTGTTCAAAAAGGTAAAAAGATTTTTCTTGATAAACTTGGAAAAGGCGTAATAGAGGCATTATCACAATATGTAGACGCTGAAGCAAGATCTAACCCAAAAGCATTACACCACGTTTATGAATGGAATCAGACTGGAAGTCCAGGTTCTAGGTTATTTAATTTAAACTATACAGTTAGCAACCTTGGACTATCTATTAACTCTACATTTAGACAATCAAGAACAGTATCAGAAAATATGACTGTTCCATTTTATAACAAAGCAAAAATAATGGAAAATGGAATTCCAGTAACAATTGCACCAACAAGAGGTCAAGTGTTAAAGTTTAACGGACCTACTGGAGAAGTATTTACAAAAACCCCAATTAAGGTTGATTCTCCAGGTGGTGAAGAAGTCTTTGGAAGTTTTGAATCTACAGTTGATATTTTTATTTCTAGATACTTTAAGCAATCATTTTTACGTGCATCTGGACTCTATGATTATATTAAAAAACCAAAACTATATAAAACAAACTTTAATGCTGGATCAAAAATGGGTAAAAGTAAGGGTGTTGAAACAGGGTTTAAATGGATTGCTAATGCAACAATTGGAGTAGAATAGTACTATGACTATATTAACAGATACTGGATTTCCACCAACATTTTTAAATGGATACATACTTTCAGAGTTGGCATACTATGGATTGGTTGCTGAAGCAGACCTACTTAATCCAAGCCCAATGGTTCCAGCACAGTTTCCAACAAACATTGAAGATCTATACAATGACAACATTGTAATAAGACAAACAGAAAGCCCACTGCTAGTTGTTTATGACAGACTTATGAGGTTTAGACCAACACCATTTTATGCTCGTAAAAGAGAGCAGTTGATATATTTCTTGTATTCAACAGATGTTGGAAAACTAATAGATTCTGTTCGTGTAATATCCAATGCTCTTGATCGTGAAGACTCATCTGCCCAAGACATCAACGCCTGGGCTGTTGCTAATCCAGTTTTAAATTCTCAAGGGGATACTATTCCATATAACATCTTTTTCCACAACACCAGAGTCTATCAAGCAGACGAAAGTAGAGACGTTGCAGAGTTAGCCTCAGCAAGAACCCTGTTTGTCAACAAGATTATTGTTGAATATGACTATCATATCAAGACAGAGCCAGATTCTAGATATACATAAAAGGCAGTATAATTAGGTTTGAGGAAACACGCCAAACAACTTAATAATACTTTATGAAAGAGGTGAACAAATATGCCATATAGCCGTGGTACGTCAAACAACATTATCGTCGGTGCAGCAGCACTCTTTGTTGCGGATACAACACTTACTCCAGGAACACTGGAAGGTTTTGATTCAAGCGAGTCTTTTAAGACTACGCTTTCAGGAGATGCAGCATACACTAACGTAGGTTACACCATGAACGGTCTTGAACTACAATTCCAACCTGATTTCGGTGAGGTTGCAGTTGATCAGATTCTTGACGTTGCAAAACTATATAAGCAAGGTATGCAGGTTAATCTTGCTACCGCTTTTGCTGAAGCAACACTAGAAAACTTGCTTCTTGCACTAGCATTCAAAGATACACAACTTACAGGAAACAAGGCAGCATCTACAGGTCAGGTTCTTAACCTATCTGCAGGTGAACTTGGAGAATGTCCAGTAGAACGAGGAATCGTTGCTGTTGGTCCAGGAACTGGAGATTGCGATGCATCTGACACCGTTGAGCGTGTTTATACAGCCTACCGTGCTCTATCAATTGAGAACGTAACTGTATCCGCTAAGCGTGATGAGCCATCAATGTTTGAAGTTTCATTCCGTCTTCTTCCTGAAGACACATCAGGTTCTTACGGTAAGATCGTAGATCGTACTTGGGGACAATCATAATCTAGTTTTAGATTAACTCAAAGCCCATCTCTAATGAGGTGGGTTTTTTGTTTTGTCTGTGATAGAATAGAAAGATTATGGCAACAACTGTATATCAAACTAAAAATGTTACATTAATTGATGGAACAGAGATAGAAATTATTCCATTAAAAATAAAATATCTTCGTGAATTTATGGCAGCATTTGAAGATGTTAAAAATGCCCAAAATGATGATGAGGCTATAGAGTTCTTGGTTGAATGTGTAAGAATCTCAATGAAACAATTTTATCCAAAAATATCAAAAAGCAAATCTGATGTAGAAGATAGTTTTGATATGCCAGCAATATATACAATTCTAGATGTTTCTGCTGGAATTAAAATAAATCAAAAGTCAGATAATACTGTTAAGGATCAAGCAACAGATAGCGGGTCAAGTTGGTCAGAACTAGATTTAGCAAAGATTGAATCAGAAGTTTTTTTACTAGGCATATGGAAAGATTATGAAGAGTTAGAAAAATCATTATCTATGCCAGAGTTAATGGCAACACTTTCAAGTCGTAGAGAACTTGACTATCAAGAAAAAAAATTTCTTGCTGCAATTCAAGGGGTAGATTTAGACAAAGAGTCTGGATCTAGCAGGGGACAAAAAGAATGGGAAGACATGAAAGCAAGAGTATTTAGTAAGGGCGCAACTGGTGATAGCAAAGATATTTTAGCATTGCAAGGACAAAATGCTAGACAAGCAGGGTTTGGTATTGGAGCAGGTCTTGAATATGAAGACCTTAGAAAATAGCGTTTCTATGCTATAATTGACATAACCTATAGGAGGAAATAATGGCAACAACTACGCATGAGGAAACAATCCTTACGCTAATTGATGGCACAAAGGTTACAGTACGTCCTCTGAAAATCTCTCTACTTCGTCCATTTATGAAGAAGTTTGAGGGTGTGGGAGCGGTGGCGGATAATAATGAAAAATCTATGGACATTCTTATGGAATGCGTTCAGATTGCAATGAAACAATATAAGCCAGAACTCTCAGAAGACGTTACAAAACTAGAGGAGATCGTTGATCTTCCAACTGTTTACAAGATTGTTGAAGCAGCATCAGGTATTAAACTTGCTGAGGTTTCAGACGTTCTTGGCGTAACTATGGCTGAATAATTTAAAAGAGGTGTGAAACTAAATGGCTGATGTTAATGCAAATATTGACATTAATATTGATTCGTCTAATGCATTAGCACAACTAAAATCTCTCCAACGACAGATTTCACAGTTTCACACCTCAATAGCCAAATCAAGCGAAGCAGCAGCCCTTGCTCAAAGAGGCTTGCAAAAAAATCTTTTAAGTAGTATAAACTCAATCGGTGCTTTTACAGCCGAAATGAGAACAGTAAAAACATCTGCAGAATCATTCACTGATTCATTAGAAAAAAATAAGTTCTCAATGCGTGAGTACTTCCGCTATGCGGGAGCCTCAACAAAAACATTTGGTCGTTTATTTAAATCAGAGTTTGACACAATTGGCAAGGTAGCCGAAGAACGTGTAAAAACATTACAAACCCAATATATTAAAATGGGTCGTAATGCTAGTGGTGCAATGGAAGCAATGGCTATCAGGCCTGCATCTCTTGACATGGAAGATTATGGCACAAGAACAGCAATTGCAGCACAGAAACAAGCACTGTTTAATCAGTTAATGAGGCAAGGTTCTACCAATCTTTTAAATTTTGGTAAGAATACACAATGGGCTGGTCGTCAATTAATGGTTGGTTTTACTCTTCCACTTATGGCTGTTGGAACCGCAGCAACAAAAACCTTTATGGACATGGAAGCCCAGGCTATTAAATTTAAGAAGGTATACGGAGATTTATTTACTCCAAAAGAAGAAACACAAGCAGCATTAGATAATATAACAGAACTTGGAAGACAGTTTACAAAATATGGTGTTGCAGTTGCAACAACAGTTGGTTTGGCAGCAGAGGCTGCAGCAGCAGGTTTTCAAGGATTAGACTTACAGCGTCAAACAACAGAAGCAACTCGTCTTTCTATTCTTGGTCAAATAGATACACAAAAGGCTCTTGAGACAACCATTTCTTTACAGAATGCTTTTGGAATGTCCTCAGATAAACTTGCAGATTCAATTAATTTTCTTAACGCAGTAGAAAACCAAACAGTAGTATCTCTTGATGATATTACTAC